TCCTTGAAGTCGTCTTGAATGTCAGCGATGCGCTTCGCGCGCGCAGCCGACAATGTGCGCAGCTCCTCGTCGGACTTCTCCTGAAGCCCCTGCGCGTAAGCATGGCTCTCCAGCACCGAATTCGCCTTGTCGAGCGAGCTCTGCGCCTGCTTGCGCACGTCCGAGAGGCTGTTCACCTCGGTCTGCAACGCCTGGCGCTTGGCCTTGAGCGCCTTGACCTCGGGGTCGTTGTCGCCGACCGAGCCGACCCAGTCGCCCTGCTCGTTGTAGCCGCGCTTGCGAAGGCTGATCTGCTCGTCGATGTTGCCGATCTCTGCCTTCTTGTTCTTGATGCCCGAGTCTGCGTCGTCGATCTGGCCCTGCGTGACCTTGTTTTGCTGCATCGCTTTGTTGAGCGTTGCGGCAGACACGGCCGCGCGCGCAGCCTGTGCGGCGGTGTCGCGATACTTTTCCCACAGCGCAATGCCGGCGATGATCGCGGCCGACACGACCGTGATCCAGCCGCCCATCGCGTTGAAGGCAAACTTGAGCTTCATGATGCCGGACTCGAGCATCGCGGCGCCCCGCGTCATCTCGGCCATGTTGGCGACGGCCGTCTGCTCCGCGGTGATTGCGGTCGCAAGCGCGGCGTTCTTCGCGACGAGCGCGGCGTTTTCAGCGCTGGTGGCAGCCGTCAGCCCGTTCGTAGCCACGATCGCTTCCGTTTCGAGCGCGATCGCCTGCTGGAGCGCGTTGTTGCGCGTGAGGATGGCGACCGTCTCCTGCTCGAGCAGCGCAATCTCCGCGCGCATCGAGGCGAGACGCTGTTCCAGCTTGACGGTGTAGGCGTCTTGCGCGGCGTATTCGGCAGCGGTCGCAGCGTTGCTCGCCATGCCCATCTGGGCGCGCTTGTATTGCTCGGCGATCACGAACTGCGTGGCGGCGACTTCGCGCGCTTGCAGCTCCTCGAAGAGCGCAATCTTCTGTGCGAGAACCGCCTCGTTGTTGGCGACTTCCTTCACATACTCTTCGTGGCGTGCGGCGTCGGCGGCGGCATAGCGCTCAGCGTTGGCGTTGATGAGCTTTTGGTTGTCGCCGATCTCCTTGGCGAGCGCTTCCTGGCGGATCTCGCTTTCCTGCGCGATGCTCGCGCGACGCTGTGCGTCAGCGGCAAGGATCTGCTCGGTGACCGACAGCTGCTTGGCCGCGACTGCATCCTGCGCGATGATCGCGTTGGCGGCGTATTCGCGCCACGATGTGTTCATGCCCACAAGCGCATTGCGCATGCCAGTCAGGAAGTTCCCGACCATGTTCGTGCCGAACACCGCGAGCAGCACCTTGCCAAGCGTCACCAACTGCGGAAGGTATTCGGTGAGCGCCTCCCGGCCACTGTGAAAGAGGCCGATGAGGGTCGTGAACGAGTCGGACAGGTCGTGCGCCCACGCTTTCGCCTGCGGCGTGCCGAAGAGCTTCATGATCTCCTCGAGCTCGCCCTTGGCGGCGTCGAACATCCCCGCTTCGGCGACGTCGTTCTTGAAAAGCTCCCAGCGCACGTTCAGCTTTTCGATTTCGCCCTGCCAGGTGCGCATCTGCTGCGCGGCCGCGCCCATCGAGTCATTCTGGAACACCGCGAGCATCTTGCTGATGGCGCCCGCCGACTGCACGGAGCCGGTGCTGATCGCCTTGGTGAGCGCGGCCATCGACATGCCCATGCCGGTCGCCATTGCCTGCGCGGCGTTCGGGATCGCCTGCGACAGCTGCAGGCGCAGCTCTTGCAGCGAGACGGTGCCCTTGCCCGCCATCTGCTGAATCGCGAGCGACGCACTCTTCAGTTGCTCGGAGCCCCCGCCGTATTTGGCAACCTGATTGACGAGCGCTTCGAGCGAACCCTTCGTCGGGTCGATACCGACCGTCTTGAATTTGACGAACGCGTCCGTGAGCGCGCCGAGCTTGAACGGCGCGTTCTGTTCGAGGTTCAGGATGAACTGCTTGCCAAGCGCGGCGTCGGCGTTGCGGCCGGCGTCGGTCGCGGCGGTAGAGAGGCCCTTCAGGACCGTGGTGAGCTTCTCCAGCTCGCCGGCCGTGTCCATGATCGAGCGCGGCAGCGAGAGGAAGACGCTATCAATGTCCATCAGCGCGAACTTGACCGCGCCGATGGTGGTGACCCACTGATGGAAAGCAACCCCGGCCGAGTTGATCTTCGCCTCGATGGCCTTCACGCCCTGCCCGGTGCTCGCGAATTGTGCTTCGAGCGCCTTCAGCTGGGCGGCGGTGCTCTGCGCGGTGACCTTGAACCCCGAGTCATCGAGGATCAGGTTGTAGCCAATGTTTTCGAGGTTGCTTGCCATCTTCGTCCTGTGTCACTTTGTCGGACGGGCCACCATCGCTTTCAGCTCCGCGAAGCCCGCATCGTCTCTTTGCTCGTTCAGCGGATCGAATCGCTTCTCTTCCGTCTGATAGAGCTCGGCTCGGAGCTTGGTTTCATGGCCCTGCGCGCCCTCGGGGCTTTGGCGGGCCGTGTGCAACATCAAGGCGCGGAGGTCTTCTTCCGCGAGCAGCCGGTTGATGTTGCGGTTCAGGGTCCAGAAAGCGCGAATGGGAAGCCTCATCACTTCCCAATACGTCATGCGGTAATGCCGCTGAACCCGGGTGAAGAGCAGAGCAAAATCAAGCTCCTGCTCTTTCTCTTCTCCCGGCGTCAGTTTTTTTCAGCTTCTCCGCCGTCGGCACCCTCGGCGTCCTTCTTGTCGGGGTCGAACAGACCGCGCAGGAAGGCAACAAGCACGCCGAGCTTTTCGAGCGAGAGCTTTTTCAGCACTGCGTCAGGGATCTCCACCGCGCGCTTGATCGAGGCGATCATTTCTTCGATCTGCACCTTCGGGTCGGTCTGATCCTTCAGGCGGTCGGCGGCGAGGTTCGTCTCGATGAAGCCCTCGACGTCCATCTCTTTCACCGGGTATTCGACGCCACCGATGGTCACCACGCGCTGCGGCGTGCTGGTCGGCAGAGTGTCGAGATTCAGGACTTTCACTTGGCTCATGATGTGTGTCTCGATGTAGGCAGGCCGGCGTGTCGCCGGCCTTATGTCACGTAACGTGTTACTTTTTCAGCAGTTACGGCGCAACCGGTGCGCCGCCGATGGCGAACAGCTCCTCGGTGGCCGGGTCCGGGTAGCCCTGGAAGGTCACGTCGAAGATGCGTTCCTTTTCGACTTCGTAGGCGAAGTTCAGGCCGCCCGAGGTCGCCGCCAGCGGGATCACGAAGTCCTCGCTGTAGTCGTCGGCCGGGATGCCCTTCGGGTGCAGACGCAGTTCGCCCGCCAGATCGAGCAGGGACACGCCCACGCCCGTCGTCACGACAGCCTTCTTGTCGGCACCCGTGCCCACGAGCGAAGCGCCCGGCATCGTTGCGACGAGGTTGTCGAGCGTCGTTTCTGCCAGCGGCACCTTCACCGACACGTCACGGCTCATGATCTGCTCGTTGACGGTGGTCTTGCCGAACTGGTCCACGTTCGTCTTGTGCGTTTCCGTGGTCACGGTCACTTGGACGCCGCCCTGGGTGTAGCCCAGATCCACGCCCTTGTAATAGACCAGGCAGACGCCCATCTTTACGTTCTTTGTATCGCTTGCCACTCAAAACTCCTTTGCAAAGAGGTCCAAGCTACGGTAAGTAACTCGTAACTTAACTATACAGGCTCGACATAGCAACAGTCAATGTTAGCCACGAACTCGGTGACCCCGGAGGCGGGCACCGGGTAGTTGATCGGCAGCGTGCGCGCGCGGCACCACTTCACCAGCATCCCGTCAGCAAGCGCCGTCTCCTGCTCGATCCAGAGCACGTCCATCGCCCGCTTGATGAGCGCCGCACCCGCCGCGTAGCTCTTCGCGCGCACGACGAGTGCGAAGCTGCCCTTGAAGTAGCCCGGCAGCTCCGGGTCGATCGCCGTGCCCTTGTAGTCGGGCTTGAGCAGGATGCCCGTATCCTCAAGGCGCATGGTGTTGATGAAAATCGTTTTCGCGCGCGTGCCGATGCCTTCCTGCTCGAGCAACGCCGCAATCGGTTCGAGGTGCATTACGCCGACTCCTTCACAATCTGCTTGACCTTCTTGCCCATCTCGCCAATGCGCGAACGCATCGCGCGCTCCATGAACTTGCCCCCGACCTTGCCACCGCCGCCGTCTTTCGCGCGCGAGGCGGGGCCGAGGCTGAATGCGCCCGTGCCGTAGGGCGCGAGCGCCTCGTGCAGCACCCGGGCGTATTTGATGACCGGCACACCCTTGTTGTCGACGGCGCTCGGATCGATCTGCACGGTGACCACCACGCGGCCGTTGGCGCCGCTGCGGTTCTCGACCGCCTCGATGGCATCCTCGAGCTCGCCGTCATCGACTGGCGCGTTTGCGCGCGCCTCTTCGACGATACGGTCGCCCTCTTCCCGCATGACCGCGAGAATCTTGCGCGCGGCGGTGTCGCCCGTGCGGTTCAACTTCACCGCGAGCAGCTCCGGGTTGAAGTTGCTTTTGACTAGACCCACGGTGCGCACTCCACGTCGTAGTGGTCCAGGCGCCCGAAGGTGGTGTTCTTCGGCGTGATCGAGACGATGCGCAGCGCCACGCCATCGACCGTGAGCTGCGCGCCGAGCACGGCCGTCGTGCCAGGCTCCAGCTTGATCTTCGCGGTGACCCCGAGATCCTCGGCGTGCGCCATCGAGCCCGCCATCTGGGCGCGCTGGTTGGTCACCGACACCTTCTGGACGAGCTCCACGACCGCGCAGCGCTCGGTCTTGCTGGTGCCCGGCGTCTCCTCGCCATAGAGGTTGCGCTCGCCGGCCAGTGCGATCTGGCAGTTCTTATTGCCCCGGAACATCGCTGCCCCCTTCCACCCGCGCGAGCGTCGCGCGCGAGTTCGGATGAAAAAGCTCGTTGCGCACCGTGAGATACCCGGGCGTGTCGTCGCTCTCGGCAAACGGGATGATCTGCCCGTGACCCTCGTGCTTGGGGTCCGCATACCGCAGCGCGACCGACGTGTCACCGCGCGCTGCGGCGGCGCGCACGAACGCGTCTGCGTAGATGCCCTGCAAGGCGCCCTTGAGCGTCGCGGAAACGAACTGGGAGCTCTTCCAGCGCCGCCCGAGCGTGTCGGTCTGCCCGAAGGTGATGCCGCGCGCCCGCTCGCTGATGCCCGCTGCAATCACCGCGGAGCTGTAGCCGCGGCCACCCGCGGCGAGCAGCATCTCAACCTTCAGATGGAAGTCCCGAATCCGGCCGTGCGCGACCTCGGCATCCCGGGCGAGTGCCTGCGAGACGGTGCCAAGCGCGGCGTCGCGCGTGGCGCGCGCGTCGGTCGCCACCTGTGCCGCGACGTGATCGGGCGCATTGGGATCGGCGTTCACGACCGCGTTGTGCGCGACATCAGTGACGGCCGTGTCAAACACCGCGGCGAGCGCCGTCAGCGTGGTGCTCTGCATGCGCTGGATGGTCGCGAGCATCACGCGCCGCGGCTGCGCGTTCGGGTTCATGGCCTCGGTGACCAGGCCCGCGAGCGCGCTCTGGTATCCGATGATCTGCGATGCGGCGAACTCGCCCATCGTGTCGATGATGACGTTTTTCATACTCGGCTCAGACGGGTGCGGCGCAGCACGTAGCGCGTCATTTCCTGCATCGCGCGCGGGCAAACGAGGCCGCGGTTGGGTCGCACGGCGTTAAAGGAGGTGGTCGAGTCGCCCACCGTCTCGGAGACGATACCGGCGCGCCGCTTCTCCAGCACCGGGTCGGCGTTGAGCAGGTCGTCGGCCTCGATCACCTGTGCGCGTTCGAGGTTGCGGCGAAACGGCGCGGGCAGCCCCAGGTATTCCTCGGGCGTGAGTGTCGTGATCGAGTAGAGCGCGAACTCCGGCATCACGTAGTTCATCCAGTTGTCGTCGAACCGGTAGCGGTAGCGCAGCTGGCCGAGGTTCTCGCGGGCCTGAATCATCGCGGCGGCGCGCGCGGCACGATCGGCTGCGGCCCAGCCCGGCAGGTTCGGAATGTCCATCGCGACGAACTCGGCCTTCGTGATGGTCTGAAACGAGTTGACGCCGAGCACCAGCGGCTCGTTCGCCTCGATCACATAGCTGTGAGTGACCAGGCGCGTGCCAGCGTCGGTCTTCGCAACGACCTCCACCACGCGCAGCGCGCGCACCGCGCCCACCGGCAGCACGTTCAGGTCGGCGCCGATCAGAATCCCGAGCGGGCCGCCGTTCGGGTCCAGGTAAGGCACGGAGCGCAGATCGACAAGCGTCGCGCCCTCTTCATCGAGCACGCGGTAGCTCGCCGAGGACGGCGTGAACGCGTTGCCCGCACTATCCACGAGCGCGATCGTCACGCTCACGTCCGCTGCGGCGAGATACCGTTCCATGCTTACTCCGCGGCCGGGGTCGGTTCTGCGGCGGCGACGGCCGGCGCTTCAGCCTTCACGACGTCCGAGGGCACTTCGCCCAGGAACTCGACCTGCTCGCCCGGCGTCTGTGCGCGCAGGATGAGCGCGATCAGCTCGGCGATCCCCGTCGCCTTCACGCCGAACGTGTCACCGATCTTGCGCAGGCCCTTGATGCCTTCCTTGCTGGCGATGCTTTCGAGCTCGGCTGCGGTGTATTTCTGGGGCTTTGCCGCCGGGACGTCTTGCGGGCGCAACTCCATCGGCGTCGAGTAGCTGTCGAGCGCCGTTTGCGAGGCCGACGGGTTCACGCCGTCTTCGACGTTCTCGACCCGCACGACGTTGGCAATGCGCGTCGCGATCATCGGCGCGACATCGACCACCGAGACGCCATCGAGGAATTCGACGCCGCCAAAGTTGCCCGTGAACTGTTCGTAGCCCGGCTGGACCATCTTGATCTTCATGTGTGACTCCTGATGTGCAAAAGGGCATGAGCCGAAGCCCACGCCCTTTATTTTACGCTAGGTAAGTCACGGGTGACTTACCTTCGCCGACGAAGTTTAGACGTTCGTCACGCCGCGCAGACGCGCCAGCGAGCGCGTGGACTTCAGCGCCGAACCGCAATACCACTTCACGCGGATGCGGTCTGCGTCCTTGTTCTGCACCGTGCCGATGTCCTCGACGCGGATACCCGCTTGCTTGCCGCCCCAGAGGCCGTGAAAGCCGTCCAGTTCGTTCAGGCGCACCGCATACACCGAGCAGGTGTTTGCGTTGGCACCCATCGTCTCTGCGTTCGACAGGAAGTCGTTACGCAGGATGGGGATGCCGTTGTGGCCGAGGATCGCCTGGCCGAAGTTCGGCACTTCGACCATCGCCGGCTGGATGCCGCCGGTTGCATACAGCAGCGCGCGGTAGGCGCGGATCGTGCCCGGGCGCATCACGTATGCGTCCGCGCCGTTGATGACCGCATCGCCGAGCTCGTCGAGCATCGACAGCGTGAGCGCAGCGCCGTTGGCAGCACCGCCCGCGTCGAGCGTCTGAGCACCCGACACCATCTTCGGCAGGCCGTCGAATTCCTTCGTGTTGGCCGTCGCGTCGCCTTGGGCGATCGTGCGCTTGAACTTGCGGGCAACCGCCTTCGCCTTCAGACCGATCTGCGTCGCGCGCTGATCGTTCGTGTCGGACTCGGTTTCCTGCAGGAACTTGTCGACGTCCACGTCACCAGCGAGGATGCGCAGCTTCGCCACGACCTCGGTGAACGTGCCAGCCGATTCATCCAGCTCGTCGTTCACGTCGTAGAATTCTGCGTCCGGCAGCGTGTTCTCGCGATCGTAAACGTAAGCCTTTCCGTTGATGCCGACGAACGGCAGGAGCGCGAAGAGCTCATCCTTGTCGATGATTTCCTCGATCACGCCTGCGACCAGCTGATTGTTACTCAGCTTGTCGGCTTCTTCTCGCAGCAATGGCATATCAATCTTCCTTTCGAAAAGAAAATGGGTAGTAAGTAACCCGCGACTTACTTTAACAGGAATGCCACGGGTTTACAACTTTTTGTCGCCGTCTTACTTCAGGCCCGCGCTCGCCAGGCCCGCAGCGATCTTGGCGCGCCCCGTAAGCGGTGCGCTCACGCCAGGCTTGGCGCCAGGGGCCGCCGCCGGGTTCGTGTTGGAGCCCGCACCCGAACGCAGCTTGCTCTTGATGAGCGTGTCCTTGTCGGGGTCGCCATCGACGAGCTTCGAGAGCGCCGCGTCAAAGCCGAGCGGCTCGCCTTTCGAATCGACCAGCACCGTGCGCTCGCGCGCGCCGGCGGGCTTGTCGTAGGCGACGACCGCGCCGTCCTTGAACTCGAAATGGGCGCCGTAGATACGACGCGCCTTGGCAACAGAGAGGGTCAGTTCGTCTGCGATGAACTTGGACTGGCCGAAGGCGTTGCCCACGGTCAGCTCGGCGATCTGGCCTTGCAGCTCGGACACTTGCGACTGCGCGGCGCTCATCGCTTGCTCGCGCGAGGCGATGTCAGCGGCGTGCTGGTCGGCCATCTGTTGCTTGAGGCGATCCCATTCGCCCTTCGCTTCGAGCTTGGCGGTTTCAGCTTCAGCCTTTTCGCGCAGCAGTGCCTTGACCTGCGAGACGTCGATGCCGTCGAACTCCTTCAGCCGAGCATTCGCTTGCTCGAGTGCCGAGGTGGCGTTCTTCAGCTTGTCCTTCTTGTCCATCACTTCGCGGATGAGGCGCGCTTCTTCGTCGGTCGGCTTCTTCGCCGGGTCGCCCGTGCCACCCTGGCCGCCTTCGCCGCCGGATTTGCCGTCGCCCGCACCTGCGCCCTTGCCTTCGCCGCCTGCGCTACCTTCGCCGCCTGCCGGCCCACTGCCTACGCCACCGCCGCCGGAGCTGCCTTCGCCCTCGGGTGCCATGTAGCCGCCGTGTGCCAACAGTTTCATCAGGAACTTGTTCATCTCAATGCTGCCTTTCGTGTGGGCGTTCTCTTGCCCGGGGTTTGTGTGTGAGGCCGGTCACTCGGCCCAATCGGTAAATCGGTTGCTACGCTGCTTTCTTGCCGGGGTTCAACATCTGCCCGGCGACCTGCTTGCCGCCCGTTTTCTGAATCTCAGCGCTGGATACGGGCGAGCCGCCAGCGCCAGGTGCCGCCAAAACGTCTTTCGGCGGCCACTGCTTGAGCTCGGACTTCATCTTGTCGACGAGATCCTGCTTGAGCATCGGGAACAGCTTGTCAATCGTCGCGTCCATCTGCTGACGGCGCACGGCATCCGGCGCGTCGATCAGCGACAGGCGCGCGGCAATGTCGAACTCGTCGTAGAGGCCACGAACGTCGAAATCTTTCGGATACTCGACCATCTGCTTGGTCTTGTCGGCGCCTGTCGCGTCGGGCGCGAAGTCAGCCTGCGTGCCGTTCCAGAGCGACACGAAGTAGCAGAGCTGGCGCTCGACCTGCTCGAGGCTGTCGGCCTTGGCGGTGAGCAGCGAATTGACGCGCTCGAAGTCATACGCCTTGGCGACACCGGAGCTGTTGTCGATGCCCTGCGAGTTGTCCTGTTTCGTGCGCTCGCCGGCAAGGCCCGTCGAGTGGTAAATCTCGTTGATGATCTTGGAGATCGTCGAGACGATCAGTTGCGCCTGCTTCACGTCCGGGCTGATGAACTCCGGCTTGCCGGGGCCCGATCCGTCATACGTGAAAATGCGCTTCGTGCCCATCTCCACCAGCTTGTCGTAGCCCTCGTCACCGGCCGGCAACGACTGCGCCGGGATCACGAGCTGGCTGAAGGTCTGGTCCTGAATGATCGCGTCGAGGTTCGAGAGGTAGTTCGCCACCGCCCGGTCGAGATAAGCGACGTCGGCGATCAGTGCCGGCGACGTGTAGGGCTCGTCCGAGATCACGTTGTCGGCCGCGAACACCGGCACGACCCCGAGGCCGTGCGCCACGGGCTCATCGACCTGGATGATCGGCTTGCCGCGCTGATACACCACCGTGAAAAGCTGCGAGGCGTCGCGCGTCCAGAGCCGATAGCGCTCGATGATGTCGCCCGACGAGTTGATCGGGTCCGCG